GCTATTGATAAAAAGAAACCAATAGAAAAAGAACAATTATATGAAGAAGGAAAAATAATCTTATAGTTACAGATAATGTAGATTTTACTATAAAACTTTGATATAAATAAATTACAACTGGAGAAAATATAAATGTCTAATGAAAATGAAACAAAAGAAGTGGAACAAACTGCACAAACTACTGAGCAAGTAGAAACACCGATAGTAGAGGATAAACCAAAAGAAAAAACTTTTACTAAAGATGAGCTGAATGAAATAGTAGAAAGAAGATTACTAAAAGACCGATTAGCAATAAATAAAAGATTAGGAGTTGATGATATAGACACAGCAATCAATATAGTGAAGGCACAAAAAGATACAGAGGAAAAACAAAAAATTCAAAAGGGTGAGTTTGAGGAGATACTTAAAAATAAAAGTCAAGAATGGAACAAAGAAAAAGCTAACCTTGAAAGTCAACTTAGAGATATAAAAATAAATAAATCTTTACTATCTTCTGCATCAAAGAACAGAGCAATAAATCCAGACCAAGTTGTAGAATTATTAAACAAGAATATTAAATTAAATGAATCTGGTAATGTAGAAATACTAGACAAAAATGGAATTGCAAGATATAACAGCAATGGGGAACTCTTAACGACTGACGAGTTAGTGCAAGAGTTTTTAACACAGAACCCACACTTTGTTAGTGCTACTCCTAGTGGCTCTGGCTCTGTGTCAAATGTGGATAGAGGAGAACTCAGCTCCGTATTTAAAATTGAGGATTTAGATATGAGTAACCCAAAGGATAGAGAAAAGTATGCTAAGTGGAAACAAAAGCGTAATTCTCAACCAAGGGTAATAAACTCATAATTTTTAATTTTTTTTAATTTAATGGAGTTAACATGGCAAACGAAACTACAAGTAGTACTATATCAGAACTCTATACTGAGATAGTAGCAGAAGCGTTATTTGTTGCTAATGAGCAATCAATAATGAGAAACTTGGTCAGAAACTACACAATCGCTGGTGGAGGTAAATCTGTTGAAGTACCTATTTATGGAACAGTATCAGCATCAGCAGTTAATGAAGCAACTGACCTATCAAACACAGCAGTAAACCCAACATCTGTTACAATAACTGCAACAGAAAAAGGAATTATGACTACACTAACTGACTTGGCAAGAAACTCAGCATCAAGAAATGTTGCTGGAGATATTGGTAAGTTATTCGGTGAAGCTATAGCAAAAAAGATGGATCAAGATTTAATAGCTTTATTTGATGGATTTTCTACAAGCATAGGTGGTGCTGGAACTGAATTAACTATAGACAATATATTTAAAGCAGTTGCAACATTAAGACAAGCAAATGTGCCTATGCCTTATTATGGGGTATTCAATCCAAAAGTTATTTATAATGTAAAAAAATCATTAACGAATACTTTTGTAAATCCTAATGGTGGTGATCTACAGAATGAAGCTATGAGAACTGGTTTCATAGGTACGATTGCTGGTGTTCAGATATTTGAATCTTCTAACGTAGATGGAACAACTGACACAGATAACTGTAAGGGTGGTATCTTCTCACAAGATGCTTTAGGTTTAGCAATGATGCAAGACCTTAAACTTGAAACTCAAAGAGATGCGTCTTTAAGAGCTGACGAAATTGTAGCTACAGCAGTTTATGGAGTTGGAGAACTTCATGATAGTTATGGTATCGAGATGCTTAACGAATCTGTTATTAACTAAATTTGATAGGGTGGGAAACCACCCTTTTCAATTAGGAGATTAAAATGAGTACAGTTAAATTAGTAAAAGATGGAAAAGTTATTGAAAGAAGTAAAGTTGATTATGAGCATAATCAAGGTAACTGGGAAATAAGAGGTTGGACTTTATACGAAGGAAAAACAAAAGCACAACCTAAACCAACAACAAAAGAAGAGCCTATAATATCTACGGATTCTTTTAATAATAAAGACGCTAAACATAAAGAAGAAAAGAAAAAAACTAAAAAGAAAGGTAAATAATGGCTACAACAGAATTTAGCGTAGCAAATTCTAACTTACAAGCTATTCAACCAGATATATTAGGTTTTGGTATAACGGACTTTGGCGACCAGTTACAATTTGCAGAAAATGATGTTTTGAGAAGAGTAAGAGAGGAATGGTGGGAAAGATACAGACATCAAGTCCGATACAAAGATATTACTAAAGTTACATCAGTTGAAATGACCAACAGTAAATTAACAAATGCACAATGGACACAATCCGTAGTCTATTTAGCATTATGGAAATATGTCTATCCTATTTTAACAAAGTGGCGAGACCCAGATACTGGAGAAGGTAAAGACACTTTCCAAGTACAAATAGACTTTTACAGAGATAGATACGAAGAGGAGTTTCAAGCTGTTTTAAGAGATGGTGTTGAGTATGATGAGGATAGTTCTGGAACAGTAAGTGATTCAGAAAAAGAACCAATACATCATTTAAGGCTAGTTAGATAATGGAAGCAAAGGTTGAAGTAAATACTATCAACGTTGTAAACGAACTTAAAAGAATGACTAGAAAACAAAAGTCAGCAGTAAAAAAAGCATTAAATAAAGTTTCTAATATGGCTATATTTATGATTACTAAAAGAACGCAAAGTGGAAATTTACCAGACGGAGGGAAAATGATTCCTTATGCAAAATCTACAGTAAAAAGCAGAAAGAAAAGAGGTAGGCAGACTGGATTTGTAGATTTAACTGATACTGGTAAAATGTTTAGAAGTTTAGATTATAAGGTATCTGGTTTAAAAAGTACTTTATTTTTTTCTAATATGGAAAGAAATAAAATAGCATCATATCACGATATTTTCGGTGCTGGTAGAAGTAAAGTTGTTAGACCATTTTTCTCTATAGGAACAAAAGAAGAAGATAAAATAATACAAGAATTTACAAAAACTTATTTTAAAGAAATGAAAATATGAGCAAAAGAGAAAATATTGCTAGTGATATTATTACCAAACTTGATGCAGTTACCAGTCCTATTGAGTTTAAAAAGATTACTAGAGAACCATTTGAAGTAGAAGAGCTTTCAGATGCACAGTTTCCAGCTTTATTTGTTCAATCTGGAGATGAAACAAGAGAAGTATCTAGTATTGGTGATACTGGTGCTGGTAGCTATAGAGGTTCTATTGATTTTTTAATTGTGGCTTTTGGTAAAGGTACAGATAGCAATATAGACACAGTAAGAAACCAATTAATAGAAGTAGTTGAAGAAACACTAGATAATGATATAACTAGGAATGGTAATGCTTTAGATACACAGATTGTTGAAGCATCAACAGATGAGGGAACTATATACCCTTATGGTGGTGTTAGAATAACTGATGAATTTACAAGAGGGAGTGCATAATGGCTAAACAAGTAACTATGAAGAAAGGCGAAGATATTATTAAATGTTCTGAAGATCACATAGAGCATTTTCAAAAGAACGGATTTACTTTAGAAGGTGAAAAAAAAGTTACCAAAAAAAGTGAAAAAGTGGTAAAACAAGAAGATAAAGAAGAAAAAAAATAAACTATAACAAGGAGGTATAAATGGCGACACATCACGGAAAAGAAGGAGTTGTAACAATAGGAGGTACAACACTTGGTAATGCAACAGGATTTACAGTAGACACTACACACGATACAGTAGAAGATACTGCACTAGGTGATTCAATGAAATCATTTTTAGTTGGTAGAGGTACATATACTGCTAGTATAGATATGAACTTTGACGAAACTGATAGTGGACAAACTACATTAGTGCAAGGTGCAGAATTAACATTTGCATTTTTACCAGAAGGTAATGAATCTGGTGATAGAAAATTCTCTGGAACTGGTATTGTAACTGGAATGTCAGTAGGTGTAACTTTAGATGGTGTAACCACTAGAACTGTATCAATACAGGGAACAGGTGGACTAACTATAGGTACTGTGTAACAGTAATATATTATGACTGACAATAAAATTGATTATTTTGATGGCATAAGAAATCATTTTAGTGCATTAGATACTAAAATTATTGAAGTGCCAGAGTGGGGATTAGTTGGCGATAAAGCTATTCATTGTAAACCATTTAATATGATGGAAAAGCAAAAGATTTTTAAAGGTGCTAATAATACTGATCTTTTAATTTTGATTGATGTTATTATAGAAAAATCACTTACAGCAGATGGAAAAAAAATGTTTACTGGTCAAGATGTTTTAGGTTTTAAAACAAAAGCAGACACAAATATTATTGCTGAAGTTGCCACTAAAATAATGGGCACAGATAACAAAGATTTAGAGGACAATAAAAAAAACTAAAAAATGATGTTGAATTACTTAATATCTTTGGCTTAGCAGAAAAACTACATAAAACAGTTGCCGAAATTTTAGAAATGTCAGTTGATGAATTTTACTTGTGGATAGCATACTATGAAATTCAAAATGAACAAAGAGAAAGACAACAGCGACTAGAAAGGGCAAGGCGATAAGTGGCAACTAAACAAGTTAATATAGACATCATAGCTAAAGACAAGACACGTCAAGCTATGCAATCTGCTACTAAAGGTGTAGATCGTCT